GTAGTAGTTCTCGTCAGCAACTAGATCGCCAGAACCATCCAACTGAATGAAAGGATTAGAAGTAAAACCATATCTAGTTTTAAATCCAATTTTTGGTTGGAAAGTTGAAGGATCTACTGCTCTAACTAATTGTAGAGGTACATATGGGCAGTAAAATAATCCTGCGTCAAATGCAGAAGCACCTTTATATCCAACGATAAAGTACTGACTAGCAGCACCATTCGCAGTATAAGGATCTACATACACTTTGTAGCGACCATTAAGGACACCAGCAAAAGTAGTAGATGCTTCGTCTACATTTAGGTTAGTTGAAAGGGCAGGTGCGTAATCAAGAACACCAGCCATTGCTAGAGCACTTGCAACATCTGAAGAACAGATGATGAAGTTAGCTTTTCCTCTACGAGTTTGCTGAGCAACCGCATTAGCTTCTCTTTCGATTTGAAAAAGTAAACCTTTGAATTTCTCAACAGACCATCTACCAGATGCATCAACATCTAGATCGAAAGTTCCCGCAGTAGCTGTACCTGTTTGGGCACCAGCTTTAGCAGTTTTGTACACAGTTCTAATAACTTCTCTGTTAATCTCAGATAAGATTTCAGTTGAAAGAATATTAGATAGTTCTCCCTCAGCATCTAAACCATGAACTGATTTAAGATCTTGAGCAAGCTCTATAGTGTACTCAGCTTTCAGAGCACGAGACTTAGCAGTCACTGAAGTTTTCTCGATTGAGAAAGCCATTTCGTTGAAAGTGCTTCCGTCACCAAGTACCTCAGCATCAGCAGTAGTTTTTCCAGTACCAGTTGTGTAAGTACCATCTACTGGATTAGATCCAGCATGAGTACCTGAACCAGAAAAGTCTGTGTCAGCTTCGTTAAATAATGCCTCAGTTCCACCTTGAGTCGAATATCTTGCTTTCATAGCAAAAATTAGACCAGTTGGTTGAGTCATAGGTTGAACACCACAAATATCGTAAGCGATCATTTGCGGAGCGGATCTTCGTACTAATGAAATTAGTACTGGATCAAATTTGGCAACACCACCAGTGTCAGGAAGAGCAGCAGCATCGTTGACATGAACAGCTTCGAACATAGCTTGCTTTTCTTCTTTGATAGCAGTTTCCTGGTTCTCAAGAAGGACAGCAGTCACTTCTTTTCTGTAATTGTCAGCAATGGGAGCCACACCTTCGTGTTCTAGGATCGGTGACCATTTTTCCATTAATGATTTTCTATCCATTTTTATCTCCTTAAAGTTGATAGATTAATTATTTACTCTTGCTTCTGTCAAGCATGTCAGCATAAGCAGAGATTTTAGGATCGTTAGATACCTTTTTAGTCTCTTCTTCTAACTGTACTGGCTCATCAGTCACAACAGTTTCTACATTTTTTTTGCTAGGTTTAGTAGCAAAGTAAGATTCTCTGATAGTAGCGACTTTCTTTTCAAAAGATTCTTTGTCTTCAAAACTGAGGTCTTCAGTTAATCCAGCAAATTTTTCTTTATCAGTTTCAGCCATTCCATCGGATGCCTTAGAAAGAATTTTACTTCTTTCCATATCTTTTACACTCTTGTTAAGTTCGACATTAGCTTCAAGTTGCTCATTGAGCTTCTTCTCTAATTCTTCGACCTTTTCTTGAGCGTCTCCAAGTAAGTCAAATCTTTCTTCAGGAACATCAACATAATGCTCTGAGAATAGATCTTTCATACCTTTAATGAAGCCATCTAAGATCTCCGACTTCATACCAGATTCGAGAGCGATTTCATTTTCACTTATCCACTGCTCAACTACATAGCTGAGGTATCCATCAACTTTTTCAACTAGACTCTCTTTAGCTTCGTCAATGCTTTGAGCATTGGACTCTTCTAATTCTTTTTTAAACTTAGACAACTCGCTTTTAACACGAGATACGACTACAGTTTCGAATATAGTAGTAGCTTTTTCTTTAAACTCTTCAGAAAGTTCTTCACCATTTAATAGTGCTTCTACATCAGCAGAAACATCAACAGTGAGTTCTTCTTCAGACTCTTCAGCTACAACTTCTTCGTCAGACTCAGTTTCTTCTTTTTTGACTTTAGGTTTTTTAGAAGATTTCATATAACCTTCTTTTTTCTCATCGTCATCATCGTCGTCTTTGTCTTCCTTGTCGTCATCGTCATCATCGTCGTCGTCATCGTCGCCATCTTTTTTCTTTTTCTTTTCGATAGCTTTTTTCAAAGCAGGTGGCATTTCACCTTCTTCAATTTTTTCTTCGGCTTTTTCTTCCTTCTCTTCAGATTCAGCTTCAGCAACCACTTCTGGTGCTTCTTCCTCTTTCTTTTCTTCAGCAGGTTTATTCCAGCCTTCAGACTCTTCTAGAGTTTCGATTTGCTCTTCAGCTTTTTTCGACTCAGCTAGGAGGTCTGCAATTTTTTGTTCTATACTTGACATAATTGTCTCCTTAGTAATGGGTTATTTAATTTTATTTAAAAAGTTAGCAAAAGCAAATAGTTTTGCTTCCTCGAGTTGAGATCTTGATGCCTTAGTTATTGTGCTTTTAATAGCATCAATATCTTGCTCGACGAACTTACCATCCACGAACATCCATTCCTTGCCTTCCATCACACCTCGTACAAAAGCATCTGGTGCCGACGGATCTGCAACTATATCAGCAGCAGTGGCAAGCATGAAGTCTTTTTGAACTTCACTTGTTCCGTCTTTGGTAGTTTTCAATGAACCCATCCCTCTAGAAGATACACCCAGACTTGCTCCTTCGTCAATTAACGATTTTACAATCTTACCATAAGGTGTTTCCATTATCTTAGCTTTTCCGACAAAGTCATTGCCTTCTAGCTTCAAATCTTTTATCATGTGCGATACTCTATCTAAATTGATAGTTGGTGAATCAGGATGTCCTAACTCGCCATATGCACGATTCTTCTTGACATTTTCTTTCATATATCTTTTTACTTCTTTGTCAAGAATTTCTTTAGGGTAGCTTCTTCCATTTCTGTTTTTAATTTCAGCTTGGAGGAATACTCCCTCGATATTGTAATTCTTCTTACCAGTTTCTTTATCGTCTTCGATAAGGTAGTTTACAGTTTCAGTATGTTCTTTAATTAATTTCATATTAGCTTCCTACTGCGGTCTCATTATCGTAAGCACCGAACTCTGGAGTTTCTACTGGGTCATTAAATCCACCCATTTTACTTAAATGAAGTAGAACCATTCCTTTACCACTAAATGTGACAACTATATCTTGGTTTCCTTCATCTTGAATACTTGTTTCTATTTTCGGAGCTCCAGGTGCAACTGTGGCTACGAGTACAGAGTTTCGTACTAATGTAATATCTTGTGCAGCCTGACAGCTGTACTCAATTTTCTGAATGGCAACTTTCAGGGCAGAAGTAGTAATCGTTTCATTAGTTAATTTTAAGTCAGCATCAATGTCGATGGTTCCATTTCCAGCCGATGTTGCTGTGACTCTGACGATAGCTTTACGATTATCTTTTGCCAGAACTGTTTTAACAATTGCCATTTAGTACACTCCTTTTAAAACTTCCATAAAGTTTTGTTTATTCTTAGACATGTGAGATACGATCTCATCGTTGCCTTTCAGTAAACTATTTAGTAAAATTTGGTTTTCCTCGCTAATTGCAATCTTCGTACCATCTTCTAATACATAGTCTAGCTTATTTCTTAATTCGTTTATAGATCCAGACTTAATTTCGGTAAGTATAGGGTCTATATTAAAGTCTGTTTCGGATGCTTTATTCATGTATTCTTCAACTAGCTTATCTGTTATTTCAGTATCGCTATGCCTTGATATACATTCAGCTATCCTTTCTTCAGGTAGAGAAACATCAATACTATCTACCAAATCTTGCTCTCGCTCTTCGGAAGAAGTACCTTTGTGAGTATAAATTTCTTTAAACTTCTTTGCCATCTTCAGCTGGTTCCTCTACTGGTTCAGCTGGAGTTTCTTCTGCCTGTGCTTCGATCTCTGTCTCTCCAGCTATCTCTTCTTGTTCTTCGGAAGACTTAAATACATTAGACGCAAGGTCTTTCTTCATCGTATCTAATTTGTCTCCAACCTTCGCAGACATTACACCTTGAAAAGTATTTTCTATCGCTTCAGCATTACCATCAGCAATAGCATCAATTAGTTCTTTAGTTCCCATCTTCTTCTTCTCCTTCATTATCAGATGGCTCATCAGTAGATTGCATGCTATCCATGTCAGGGACTTCTCCCCCACCTTGGTCAGCATCAGCTTCCTGCTCAGCCTTTTCTGCTTCAATCTGATCGTCGATTTCTTTCATCTCTTCTTCAGATTGCATTAAAATATTTTTCCTTGCCCACTCTAACGAATAGAACTTACCAAGATATGGTTCTACTTGGCCAAGCATACCTACTCGTTGTTGTAGCAATTCATTATTCTTTAATTCAGTAAAGTGATTATCCTCTAAGAAGTCAATCCTAATGTCGCATCTAGCTTCATCAAAATCTTCATCGGTCATTACACCTTTACTAATTAATTGAACCCTAAGAATGTCAATCATAAACTGACTAAACTTTCTTTGGACTCTTTGAATAAATTTATTAAACTTTAATTCGTCCCTCGTAATCTCAGAAGCACGACCCAAAGTAAATCCAGTCTCACCTTGTAGTCTTGACATAGG